GTGTTGACCGCCCATGAGGTTCCGCACCTAGAGCAGATGGCCTTGTTCTCATCCACAGCATGAGTCTAATGCCTGCCAACTCGCTGGGCTGGAATCATCCCTGCCTGGACAGCAGCCTGTCTACAGCAGTCATCGCAGAGTAGCAGCCCGATGTTGTGAACGCATTTTGGCATCCTGCTGTGTGTCCTGGTCTCAGGCTGGTAGGTTTCCATGCGTCTCTGTTCAGTCTTGATGTCTTCCTTGACCTTGCGACTGTAGGCAATGATGTGTTTGGGCTCGACATAGCTGATGGCTGGGTCACGCTGACACTCGATGACTGCCTTGCGAGCTACCTCGTAGTCCAAGAATCCGATGATGTCGAACCATCCGCGCATCTTCTCAGTAGTCAGCTGTCGGTTATCAATCGCTGCTAAGTACTCCATCAGGTCTTTGAGCTCTGCCTTAGTCATTGAGCCACTCCTGAATCGCCTGCGCGTTGGAGTCTTTCTTTGCCTTCGCCCAGTCGCGTGGCTTCTTCTGATTGCGTACCCAATTCCTCCAGGTCGCATCCCAGTTTGTCTTCATGCCCTTGCTGCCAGATACTGACTGCCAGTAGTCAATGAATTTGTGCGTCTCTAGCTTCCAGTCCACCCACTCAAAGTGCTCTGCCTGCCAATCGAGTAACTCCTGACTAGGCCAAAAATCATCTGGAATCTTTGATGCGTATCTCTTTGTTTCTTTAATGGTTCTAATGATGTTTTGCGTGCCAACAGGTGTCACCCCTGATTTACCCGAGCTGTCACCCCTGCTTACCTCAGCTGTCACCCCTGGGCGATTTGTCACTCCTGGCACAGTAATCCAGTAGAGGTTGGTTTTGTACTGGTGGTTGGTCGGAGCTGACTGCAAATCTACCTGCAGCTCACCTAGCTCAATGAGCTCTTGGAGGTCTCTTTTGACTGAGCGCTCCGATGCGTTTGCATAGCGTGCAAGGGTTGCGATACTGGGCCATGCCCCTTGGTCACCCAGGTGATTGGCGATGCCCAACAGAACTAGCTTGGCCCTGCCTACTGCCTTGCTTGTGTTGAGTACAACACTGACTGCTTCGATGCTCATGATGCCCTCTCTCTTTTACTTTTTGAACAGCCCAATCCTACTGAGAATCTCTGCGACTGGCACAATCCTACCGATGCTGGCTTTGGTATGTGCTGATGCTAGTGGCTGCCTGACCTCTCTAGGCTGCGTGCTGCCTATGAGCTCCTTGATGACGCTGGATTTGACCATGATGAATCCATCACCAGTAGGCGATGCGAAACACCAATACTCGGACTCACTGACATTTATCCCGCTGGGCTTCTTGTCAGATGCGTCAGGCTCTGAGTACTGCCATGTCTCGACATAGACATTGCCAGTTTCATTCACCCTGTAGTCAGTCTTGACTTCTATCTTTTTGCCCTGGAGGTCTGCCAGAAATGTCTGGAGCAGTTCCTCGCCGATTAGCCCGCGTGTAAAGTCCACATCGAAGCGTGGTTCATAGCTCATAGTCTTCTCTCTTTATAGCTTTGACTTCTACCCGATTGAAGTCCTCATCGAGTAGCAGCCATCTTCCGTTCACAAAGATTGGGATTTTGGCTGGGTCTTGACCTGCTGTCAGTTTCCATCCGTAATCCCTCCCCATTTCTGCGATGGTCGCATTGCTCTCCAGTAAACCATTGAGTTGCGAACAAATCGCCATTATGTTGCTTGGCGTGTCGAGAATCTTTGAGCCACCCATACCGCGGTTCTTGCGGTGGTGAGGCACCAGGGTGCTGTCATCTCCACAGTGAGGACATACATGGTCTCTGTCTATAAACTTCTGCCATGTTTTTTTATTCATTTGACTGACATGTCAATCATCATCTTCCCAAGGGTCATGCTTCTTGGCAGTCATCTCCCCTGGTTGGAATCCCATAGCAAGTTGTGTGTCGGCTGAGCCGCTAGTAGGAGTGTCATCAGTATCAAGCTGCTGACAAGGATGCTTTTTGCGCCACTCTCGCACTAGCTTGACTGCGGTAGGCTCGTCAGTCTTGAAACCTGCTCCACAGCTACACCGCTCATTTATCACTTGACAAGGCTATCAGCCATGCTTCCAAAGCATCTCGACCTGCCTGCCCATAACAGCGGTCATGGTGGCCTGGTCACTGAGCATCTTCATCTTCTGCTTGACCCTGTTGAACTCAGCTCTCGCTAGGTCTGCCTTTAGCCTGTCATCTGCTGTCTGCAGCTTTGCCACAGCCTGCCTGTCAGGTATGTTCCCCTGGCTATTTAGGTATGCCAGTGAGTACTGCTTGTCATAGTGAGATTCACTGTCTGCGAGTTTGCACTCTGCGTCATAGAGGGCACCGCTGCCCTTGTCCATCTCTCTACTCAGCCTCTGTAGTTCCTCGACTATCTGGCCTGGTGTAATGATTTCCATCTCTTAACCTCTCTGCTTTCTCTTGCTGTAAATCCCAAAGTGCTGTCACAATCTGTATCTGGCCCATGCGGTATTGCTCATCCACACACTCCTGCACCTCAACTATTGAGGCCAGTAGTATCCGCATCTCCAGTGAATCCATTTGCAATATCCTTTATCTTGTCCAGCACCTCTGCAGGAGCCTTGGCAGTTTTTGCTTTGCTGTACAACAGTCTAAGGCCGTCAACATCATTGCCTAAAGCTGCAGCCATCTCTAACCAGTCTGCGCTCTTCACCTGTCGGTTTCTAACTTCCTCGGATGATGCGATGCCCTTCTTAGTGTCTACAGCTAAAGCTGCAACCATCGCGCGACCCCATGCTGCTGTCTCTGCATTCTGTACTTCACTGTCTCGAGTGAAGTTTGTAGGACCAGGGATAGGCTCCCATGCTGTTCCGATACCAGGGCGCTCATCATCTGGTGTGCGATAAGCGGCAGCTGTGTAGACAATCCAGTCTTTGCCATTTACAACAACGAACTCGTAGTCAACCTGCTGTAGTGAACCTGTCGGATACTTCTCTCGGAACTCCACTATGCGTGTTGCAACATCTATGTAGTCCAGTGGACCTTTGTAGTTCTGTGCCATTTTTTAGCTCTCTCTTTCTGGTGTTATGTCTGTGCATCTCTGCTCGATAAGGTCAATGATTAGGTCCAGGCTAAGTCCTGAGTATCCCTCATCTACTAGCGCCTGAAACATTTGCACTAGCTCTTCAGTGTCATAGTGTGCCATTTGGTTCCTCTCTATTTCTCATGGTGAATGTATGGGAGACCTGCACCTCTGGCCCGCATCGAGATGCGGTGCTCTCCATAGATGATGCCTCTCTTTTTGCCTTCCATGGCTTTGACAACTCTACTCTTTAGGGCTGTCAATTCCGAGTTGACTTTGTCATACTCAGTCAGCTTGTTGAAGTAGTGCATACCCAGGTCATCCAGGTCTACCTCACCATCCTCGATGTTTGGATTCATGGCTCGTACAGTCTCTAGGGTCGAGTTGCTACCATCCCAGTCAGGCATGGTCATAGTCTCGCAAGCTTCTCGGAATCTCAGGGCTGCCTGCCATAGCGTGTCAGCCTCAAACTCATCCCACTCAATGTCGAACTCCTGGTAGCTGGACCCTGCTAGAGCAACCAGCTTGGCCTGCTTGATTCCGAAGACCCGCATGTACCACATCACCTGGGCTCTGTAGCCCTGTGGAACCTCTTTCCAGTAGTCGCGGCTAAACTTGACCTCCACAATGCCCCATTCCCCTGTAGCGGTCTTGTACAGGCCGTCAGGATTGCTTCTGGCCCAGCCTGCTGACCTATTTGCCCAGGTGCCTGTTGTGTAGATTTCTAGCTCAGGGTGTTCCTCAGCGAAAATCTCAAGGATAGGAGTCTCCAGCTTTGTACCAAGTCGCATGGACATGTTGGGTTCAAAGTTATCGGGAATCTGTTTGGTCTTCTTTGCCCACCTGGTGATGCATGACTCCCATTGAGAGAGACCTGCGATTGCAGAAATCTCGCTGCCACCTATTGCACCAGGCTCATCTCTGAGCGCGTGCCATTCTGGTGAGCCATTCTCAAAGGTGCCTAGTAGGACAGCATCCAATAGTTCTGTGGTTTCTGCCTGTAAGATTTGTACTGGCAAGTTCCCTCTCTTTCTTGCTGGCAGAGCCGCATCCCTTGTGGGTGCGGTTTTTGCCGTT